TTAAATTAAAAACTATATTGGAGTCAAACGAAATAAAATGCAGAAAAATAAATAAACATAGTTCAAATATATATAATTTAAAAATATCTGGCTTTGATAATTTACATAAATTATTTAATTATTTTTACAGTAATTCAAATGTTTATTTAGAAAGAAAATTTAACAAATTTCAAGAAGCATTAAAATCATTAAATAAAATATAGTTTATTTATTCAGATTTGTTAATAGATAGGAAATACTAAGGAATTATAACAATAGCGGATTATTTGTTTAATACGCATCCTGAGCAGTACTTAGATTTGTGTAATAAATATTTTGGTGGAAGCGTAAAAATTGTAAGCAAAGCGAGGTAAAAATATGGTAAATAATTGTTTGTGTGATAATTGTAAACATGTTGCTGTTTGCAAGAAGTATGATGTAATACAGAAATTTGATGATGAAAATAAGAAATTCATTGGTATTAATATAACGATGGATTCTTGTGAAGATTATGAGAAGAAATAAATATTAATATATAAAAGGTTTTAATTTAATGCCTGTAGTTAAGCGTACTAAAGTACAGATACTACAAATCAAACTGAAAAGTTTGAATAAAATTTTCATTTTGTTCACATGGAATGTACTTTTGTTGGGCAACTGGCAAAAGATATTGTTGTATTATTATTTTCAAATATGGAAACGACAAAGCAATTGCTTAATATAAGCACGATATTAATTATTATTCATTCTGAGGACGGAACAGGCAGCCGTCACACCAGAAATGGTCTTTAAGGGATGTAGGATTGTCAACCTACCTAATGAATAATAATATTCAAATTTGGGAAGGACAAAAACAATAATCAGTGTGCATTCCTTCCCTTGTGATTTCAAAGAACCCTTAAATGGGCAATTTTCAAAAACAATAACAAGTGTGTGTTCCTTCCTTGCTTCATGGGGGTACAAGTCTATGGTATGATAACAAAGGAATACGACTGATGTCGTGTTGTGTGCTATACAACACAAAGTCACAACAATGTTCTTATCAGAACCGCCATTAAGGCATCATTAATACAATATTTTATTTTATCATAAGCAATTAGTGCTTCGGTATTATTAGAGAGCTGAAGCTATTGTAAAACTAGTAGTGTAGTAACTGCAACTATACTGCTCAATCCGATTCAAGTTTGCATTGGTTTTTTGCGGATGTACCAATGATTTAGAGAATCGGTTTTTGTTGTAAAAATGTTCGCTTCTGGAGTAAGCGAATAATATGATTTTCAAAAAACAGGGAGTCTAGGATTGATTCCCTATTCATCAATCCAATAACTGCATGAGGTTTGCGGATTGTAAAATATTAATATAATATTTATTATAAGTAGGGGCGTTTCTCTCCCCTACTTTTTTATTATTAAAAAAGTTTGGGGAGGTTGAATGTTTGAATAATAAGGAATTATTGAATATATGCTATAAAAAGCACAATAAAGAGATTGATTTATCTTGGGAAGAGCTTGCAAAACAATATGGATTTTCTTCAGGCGAATGTTTACGCAGTTGGTTTAAAAGAATACGTAGAGAAAATGGAGAAATAGGATATAAAAATAAAACAAGAATATTACATATTTCAGACAACCATTACCCATTTAATTTACCAAAAGAAGTTTTTAAAGATTATGTTGGTAAGGTTGATGTACTTGTGTTTGGTGGAGATGAACAAGATTGTCAATCAGTTAGTAAATTTAAGAAAAAATACAGAGTGCCTTTTGTGGATGAAATGATAGGTGCTAGGCAGATGATTATAGATATTATTGAGTATATAAAACCAAAGCAAGTTAAATTGATAGCAGGAAATCATAATTATAGGCTAATTAATTATTTTAGTGAAAAAGTACATGAAGATTTGCTTACTCTTATGCCAGAAACTAATCTTGATTTTATTATAGATTTGGGTTTTTGGAAACACGACCATCAAACAAAAAGTAAAACATTTTATGAACCGTTAACCAAAGTGTTTGATGATAAGGTAGATATTGAATATATGAAAAATTGGTGGTGTAAAATAGGAAATACACTTTTTGCCCATCCGAAGGCGTTTAGGAATGGTATACTTGCAACAACAGAGAAGGCATATTTATATTTTCTTCAATTAGGAGAGAAATTTGATACGCTTTGTTTGAGTCATACACATCATCAAGGTTTTAGCAGATATGGTGGTGTATATATGTACGAAAGTGGTTGTTTATGCGAAGAACAGTCTTATGCTTCTGATGGTAGTATGGTAAGACCACAAGATAAAGGTTTTGTTTTTTTAGTTCAGGATGAACAAGGTAATCTTATCTACGAAGAATCAAAATTAATTTGTATTTGAGAAAGGTTAAATATGGTACGAGTATGAGATTCAGAGAAGAAACCTTTAAAGAAAATGGACAAATAATTAAAAAATATTACATAGATGATAAAGAAGTTTCTCAGGATGTATATTATAGCCTCACTGATGAACTATACGAAAATACAAAATTAAAACAAGAAGAACATACTGAAGAAATATGTGATTGTGAAGAATGTCAGTATTATATTGATTTAATTCATGCAATTAAAGAAAGCGATTATAGTGAAGCATTAGAAATATTAAGACAGGAAATTGAGTTCAGAGTACAAGAAGCATATATGGAAGGACAACACGTGTTGGCTAATGAATTAGGTAATTCTCTTTTGAAACATGCAGTTAAATTAGAAGATGAATTAGAAAATTTGTATGAAAATGGAAGTTTTGACGAATATAACGAAGATGGTTGAAAGAAGGTGTGATGGTGGCAAACACAAAAAATAAGAAAGCAAACACATTAGAGCCTTTTTGTGTTTGCTGCGGATCAACAAAAATTAGTGATTTCTATATGAGCAAAAGCAGATTGTTTGCTGCTACTGGTAAATTGTTGGTATGCAAACAATGTATAGATGTTTTTTTTAATGATTATTTTGCATTATATGGCGAAAACAAAAAGGCTATGTATTATCTGTGTAGAAGATTAGACATACCATTTTCTATTGCTGCTTTTAATGGTGCAACTAATCATTCTATAAAAACAGGTTGGAAAATATGGCAGTCGTATTTTAAAGAAATAAATTCTTTAGGCGATACAAATAATTATGGTAATTGTTTTGACCAAAGTGATGATTTTTTAGATGATAATATAAAATTAGACAATAATATAAATGTTTCTGATGAAGAATCTAATTCGTATTTAATACGCAAATGGGGTAATTTACCACCACAAGATTTACAATATCTAGAAGAACAATATAATGAGTGGTGTACAAGGTATGATGTTTCTACAAAGTCTATGGAAATATTGGTACAAGAAATATGCTATCAGCAACTAAACATAAAGAAAAAAAGGGCAAGCGGAGATGGAGTAAGTAAAGAATTAAAGGATTTACAAGATTTAATGAATTCTGCCGCTTTAAAACCAATACAAGAAAGTGCTGCTATGGCTGCTGATGTAAACACATTAGGTACATGGATTAAAAAATTTGAAAACGAGAAGCCAATACCAGAACCAGACCCAGAACTTCAAGATGTTGATGGATTTAAAAAATATATCAGAGTTTGGTTTTTGGGTCATTTTTGTCGTATGTTAGGAATTAATAATACGTATGCCAAAGAATATGAAGAAGAAATGATGAAATATTCTGTTGAAATAACAGAAGAAGATTTAAAACAAAATGATAATATAAATGATGATGGCACGAAAGATGATTTAGTAGAAGAAGGTGTTGATAATGGCTTGGTATAGCAATTATGAACACCCAGATAAAAAGAACAGTATAAAAGACAATGTATTTGAGCAAAGACGAAGTTTTAATAAACAAACAGATGCTATGATGAAGCAAGAAAAGTTTATGAATGGTCTTGCTGTATGGGTTGGGTATTGGAGAGAAAATCCTCATAGGTTTATTTCTGAATATTTGCAAATTACGCCTTTTTCGCTATTTCAAAAGATATTAATATATTTAATGTTTCATAACGATTATTTTCTTTGGTGGGCAAGTCGTGGATTGGGAAAGTCGCATTTAGTTGCCCTCTATTGTATAGTACGATGTATACTTTATCCAGGTACTAAAATATGTATAGCAGCAGGAACAAAATCACAAAGTTTAAATGTAATAAGTGAAAAAATAAAAGGATTTTACGATAACTGTCCTAATTTACAAAGAGAAATTTGTGAATTAAAAACATCAGTTAATGACCCTATTGTTAGATTTCATAATACTAGTTGGATAAAGGTTGTTGCTGCTAATGATAATGCGCGTAGTGCAAGAGCTAACGTGTTAGTTGTAGATGAATTCAGAATGGTTGATTTTGAAATAATTAAAAAAGTTTTGAGAAAGTTTTTAACTTCTCGCAGACAACCGGGATATTTAAAATATAAGGAATATGAGGGATTACAAGAGCCAAACACAGAAATATATTTATCTTCAAGCTGGTTGAAGTCACATTGGAGTTGGGATAGATTTTTAGCATTTAAAGATGCTATGTTAGCAGGTAGAAGATATTTTACTTGCGGTTTTCCTTATCAGTTAGGTGTAAAACATGGAATAATTGATAGACAAAGAATAATAGATGAAATGAGTGAATCCGACTTTGATCCGCTTGCTTTTCAGCTTGAGATGGAGTCAATTCCGTTTGGCGAGTCCGAAAAAGCATATTTTAAATTTGATGATTTAAATAAATGCAGAAATATAACTAAACCTTTGATACCATTATCTAATTCTGATTATGTGCAATTTAAAGGCGATTTAAAAAAAAATAAATTTTACAAAGCTAAACATAAAAATGAATTTAGATTATTAGCAGTCGATATAGGTTTAATGAGCGGTAGAGAAAATGACCAAACTGTATTTACGTTTGTTAGATGTATTCCAAACAATGATGAATATATAAAATCTGTCGAATATATAGAAACTATGGAAGGACAACATACGAGTGTTCAAGCATTGAGACTTAAACAATTATTCTATGATTTAGAATGTGATGTTGTTGCAATGGATACAAATGGTAATGCTATAGGTATTTATGACGAATGTACCAAAGTTACTTTTGACAATGCGCGTGGTGTAGAATATCCTGCATTTACGGCATTTAATGACGAAAAAATGCAAGAGCGAGCTTATACCAAAGATGCTTTGCCAGTAATATACTCTATAAAGGTCACTGGCGCTAATGCATCACAAACAAATCACGAGATGGCAATTTACACAAAAACTCAATTTGAAAAACGTAAAATAAAATTGTTAGTGAATGAAATTGAAGGTAGAGAATATATTCTTGATAATCAACAATCATTAAAATTAACTGATGAAGATATTGCAAGGTTAAATGCTTGCTATTTTCAGACAACAAGACTAATCACAGAAATGATTAATCTTGAAATGGAAATGCGTAGTGGCTTTATTAAATTAACAGAACCAGCAGGACATAGAAAAGACAGATATAGTAGTTTGGCTTATGGTTTATATTATATAAAACAAAAAGAAATTGAATTAAGGGTGAAAGAAGATAAAAGCAGCATGCTTGAAACGCTTCTAAAATATAGTTACATTTAATTCTTGGTAGAAAGGTGGTGAGGATGTGCCACGTCAAAAGATACAAGAAGATTCTAATTTCGCATTGGAATTTGCAAGGAATCTTACGCAATTAAATGCTTATTTGTTTAATCCTTTACTTGCAAATAATTATCTTAAAGATATAAATATGCGTCCTGTTGAACAAGACAGAGAGCGTATAAAAAAACTTATTGCTAATCCAAGAGATAATGAGCAAGTATTAAGACGATTATCACAATATTTATATAATACACAAACTACATATAAGCGAATGGTTCATTATTTAGCAGATATACTTACATTTGACTGGTTTCCTATTCCAATAAATATTTCTGAAGAAGATATTAAAAAGCCAACTTTTAAAAAAGATTATGATATTATGTGTAGTTGGTTTGATAGGTTTAATGTAAAAAAAGAATTCACAAAAGCATTACTAAAAATGTGTTTAGAGGACGGATATTTTGTATATTTACGTGAAAGCGACAATGCTTTGTTTTTACAAGAAATGCCTATTGATTGGTGTATAGTAGATTCTTATTGGGAATATGGATATTTATACTCATTTAATTTAATGTATTTTCAGCAAATCGGCGTTGACATCAATGGATTTGCGCCAGAGTTTAAAAAATATTATAAAAATGCTTTAGATATGCAGAAGAACAAAACATATTATCCTAATATACGTGCAGAAATGAGAAATGGTCAATGGATGTACTGGCAACAAATAAGTCCTGAAAACGGATGGGTATTTAAGTTTCATACTCATTTTGCTGGATTAGTGCCTCCCTTGATGGGAGTGTTTCTTGATTTTGCAGATATTCCATATTTAAAAGATTTACAAAAAATAAAAGCAGATTTAGAAGTTTATAAAATAATATTAGGCGCAGTACCGAGGAATAAGGAAAATAAAACAGGTTCAAAAGCAGATGATTTTGCAGTCGACCCTAATACACTTGCTGAGTTTATAAAAATTGCTAAAAATAACTTGCCTTCAAGTGTTGATATTAAAGCATTGCCTTTGGAAAATCCAGAAATATTTTCTTTTGAAAATGCAACAGAAGTAAAAAGTGACGTAGTGCTTAGAGCGTTAAATAATATATTTGCTCAAAGTGGTATAGATAAAAATGCCTTTAGCACAGAAAGACCGAATGTAGCATCTATGAATATATCTAAACTTATAGATTCTGTATTTATTGAAAGATTGTATAAGCAATTTGAAGATTTTTGTACTTATCATGTAAATAGATTAACAAAACGGTATAAGTTTAAGATTAAATTTGAAGGCACGATTCATGACAGAGAAGATAGACAAAAACATGCTTTAGAATTAGCACAAAATGGTATTATAACACCTAAGATTGCTTCTGCTGAAGGTATGAGTATAAAAGAATTGGATTCGGGTATGCTTCTTATGAAGTGGCTTGGTTTTCCTGATAAATTAACACCTATTAAAACAGCATATACCATGTCGAAAGAAGATAGTAAAGGTGGTAGACCAAAGGGTGACATTAAAACTGAAGCTAGTGAAATTACGGAAACGGCTGGAAGCAATATAGATAGGGATTTAGATGAATATGATTGATAGAAAGGAAGTTTTTGATGTTTGTGGTTAATCCAGAAACAATTAAAGAAAAAAAGTTTTATTGTAAAAGTAAAAACTTAAAAAAGTTTTTATGTGAAATTAAGAATATAAAATATATATCAAGACAAATAGATGAAAATGATAAGAAAATAGTATGGATTTTTCTTAAAACAGATGAATTAAGTGAAGCACTGTTAGAGTGGAAGAACAACAAGGAAACTGGTAATTTAGCATTTCCTAAAGAATAACTACTTCTTCCCTATTTTATTTGGAAAGGGGTGAAAATGTGGATAATGTTTTAAGTTTTAAGGTAGATAAATATAATATACAGGATATCAGTGATAACCAACTATCAAAAATTGAGATGTGGGTGGCGAAGAGTGGAGATAACAAGCATAATTTACCCATATCAGAAGATGCTATAAAGCAAGCAGCAAATACACTTGTTGGTAAGCCTATACTTTATAAATATAATAAATATACAAAAGACTTCATGGGACATGAAATAGATGAAATTCCTTGTGGAGTTGTATTGTCAAAAGACGATATTAGGTTTGAGTATGACGAAAATAAAGAATTATGGCTTGTATGTACTGCTTACATATGGAAATATTATTGTCCAGAAGTATTAGAAGTTTTTAAGAAACACGATGGAGAAAAGCCTATATCAATGGAAATACAGATAGTTGAAAGCCAACAAAAAGATGATAAAACAGAGATTTTATCGTTTGTTTTTTTAGGTGTAACATTGATTGGTGATTCTCCTGCTATTCCTAACGCAAAAGCAACTGTATTAAAATTTTCTGAAATGGTTGAAGAAGTAAAGAAAATATTATTTGCTGTGACTAAAGAAGATATGGGAAAGAATGATCCTATTAAAATAGACTTATCTAAAAAGTCAGCAGATATGACTACACCTTGGGGAAGCATTGATAAAATAAAATTGAGGGATAGTATTTTAAAAGCTAAAAACTATAAAACATTGGTTAACAAATGCTATTTGGTTGTTGAAGATGGATGGATAGATTCTCCTAGTTTAAAACTTAAATATCCTGTATGCAGAATAAAAGATAATATTTTAGTATTGTGCAAGTCTGGTTGTGAATCTGCTCTTTCTTTCTTAGAAAGAAACACAAACGCAGACTATTATAAATCTGCAAAAGCAAAATTAAAAAAATATTATAAAATACTTGGTTTAGACACTAGTAATTTTTCATGTAAGGATGGTGAAGATATGAAATTCAATAAAGAAGAATTTGCTCAAACCTTTGGCATTACTGCAAATGAAATGTGGAACATTCTTCAATCTGCTTGTAATGATGTCAAATACAAAAATGGAGATATGGAATGTAGCAAATATTGGATGAGAGATTACGATGAAGATTATATTTATGCTATGGATGAAGAATCAAATAAAACTGTTGCTATTCCATACTCTATTGAAGATGGTGTAGCTAAACTTAATCTTGAAGGTGTAAAACGTGCAAAAATGACTTATGTCATTACAGATGATGATGAAGATGAAAAAGACGATTTAATGGAATTTGTACATAATTTAGTTGCAGAAAAAGAAAAGGCATTTGCAACAGAGAAAGAACAGCTTAATAAAGATATTGTTTCTTATAAAGAGAAAGTATCTGAATTGGAAAAAGTATCAGAAAAGTTTTCTGCTCTTGAAAAAGAAGTTGAAACATTGAAAGAAGAAAAAGCTAAACTTCTTGAATTTAAGACTAATGTTGAAGAACAAGAAAGAAAATCTAAAATTGAATTTGCAATCAATTCTGTCGCTGATGATTTAACACAAGAACAGATTGATGAATGGCGTGAAAAGGCTAAAGAATTTAGCAATCCTGATGATTTTAGTAATGCTATTAAAGCATTTGCTTATAGTGTTGCAAAATCAAAGCAGAAGGGTGATGCTGGCTCTATAAGAGTTCCAATAAATATAGATATTGTTGATAACAACACAAACAAGAGTTTGTGGGATAGGCTTTAATTATTAATATAAAATTTAAAGGAGGAATTTATTTATGGCATATTCAGTTCTTATAGCTGGTGAAATAGCTGCTAAAAATATTGATGCGTTGAATAAATTTGGTAAAGCTACTGTTGCAGTTGAAAACGGTCATGTAGTTGCATTAGGTGATAAGTCTAATGTAAAAGGAGAAAATGATGTCTATGAAGTTAATGTTCCTGCTACTGCTACTTTAGCAACTGATATTTTTTACATGGTAAACGAACCTGTAAATGTATTGGTAAATGGTAAATATTCTGGGCTTACTGATGATCCAAGAGAATTTAATATTCCTGCTGGTAAGAAGTTTACAATGTATAAACCAATGGCTGGCGTTGATGAAATAGTAATTACTGCTGATGGTCTTGCAGGTACTAAAGGTACTAATACTTATGTAGTTCCAGCAGATGGTACTACGAAACTTACTTGGGCTGCTGATGGTACTGGTGTTTCTCTTGCTTATAAGTATGTTGGAGACACTTATGTATCGATTGGCAATGAAAGAGTACCAGCTTATAGGTTTATTTGTGTAAAGGCATAAAATAATAATATAAAATGAAAGGAGTATATAATATGATAAGAATTCCAGATAATGTATTGAAATTTGCTAGTAAAACCGAAGATTTTTATGGTGCATGGATAGATTATTTTAATCATTATAGAGCAGTAAATTTTAAGACGAATGTTGATTATGATACTACAATATCTTTTGATGAAAAGACTAAAAAGCTACATACTGCAATAGAAGAAAAAATTAGTGAAATAGCTGGTCTTAATAACACAGGATTTTCTGATTCAGTATGGAAAACCAATCCTAATTATAGATGGGCTACTTTTGCAGTAATCGGTTCGATGGTAGATATGGTTATTCCTGACGTTGTTGCAAATGATTTTATGCAGTTTGCAGAAGTTAGAAATGGTGGATTTGGTGATACTTTTGTATTTGATATTGCTTCAAGCGATTTGTTTATAGTAACAACGGGTGCAAACGGGAAGAGACATACTTTTGAACAGAGACAGTTCAATAGTCAAGTATCTCTTGTTCCTGAGCCTCGTTTTATAACTGTAGCAGAAGATTTATATAGGATTTTGTGTGGCAAGAGGAATCTTGCTGAGTATGCTATGAAGTGTGCTTTGGCTATGGAAAAAGAATTGTCTATTGATGTTTATAAGGCAATCAACGATACATACGCTAAACTTCCTAATAACTTTAAGGAAGCATCTTTTACTACTGATGGATTTGTAAAACTTGCTCAGAGAGTACAGGCTGCTAATGGTGGTGCAAGATGTGTTGTATTTGGTACTAAACTTGGACTTTCTAAGATACTTCCTTCTAATGATTATCTCAAAATGCAGCTTGGCGACATTTATAACCGCATGGGTTACTTAACTACTTTCATGGGTGTAGACTTGTTTGAAATTCCTCAGAAGATAGATGACACTGCAGGAGATTATTCTTTCGCTCTTGAAGATGACAAGTTGTATTTCATTTCTACTGGAGTACAGAAACTTGTAAAGATTGGCTTTGAAGGCGATACTATTACAATTACTGATGGTCAGTATGCAAATGCTAATCTTACTCAGGCTACTACACTTCAGAAGAGATGGGCTGTTGGTATTGCTACCAATGCTAAGTACGGAATGATGGATGTAACAGCTTAATTTTGGATAATGGGAAGTGGTGTATTCCACTTCCCTATTTAATTATTTGTAGAAAGGATGGATTTGTAGAAGATGGCTGGAAGACCGAGTACAAAAACAAATGTTAATGATAATGAATTGGTAAAGAAAAACGAAGAACTTGAAAAAGAATTAGAAAAAATGAAAGAAATGTTGCAAAAACTAATGGCTGAAAAAAAAGTAGATACTAAGCAAAATTCTGAAATAAAAGAAGAAGAAGTTTTCCCTGAAATACCAATGCATAAGCCTATTAAGGTAATGTCTTTATATACTGGTGGATTAAATTTGAAAAAATATGAAGACGACAAAACACCATTTAGATTTAATTTCTTTGGTGAGACACAACCTATTTTGTATGGTGATTTAGTAAAGATTATTTCTCATCAAAGAAAATTTTTTGAAGAAGGATATTGTGTAGTTCTTGATAAAGATGTAATTAAGGTGCATTATCTTGAAAAGTTTATGAAGAAAATACTTGATAAAAAGACTATAGATAGATTGCTAGAGTATGACGATGAAAAAATCAAAGATTTATATAATGGCACTACAAAACAATTAAAACAGACTATAGTTGATTTAATAGTAGATAAAATTGTTAAAAAAGAATATGTAGATAGAAATAAGGTTGCAGTAATAAGCGAATTGTACGGAAAAGATTTATATGAAATCGCAGAACATTTGAAATAAGAAGGGGTGGTAATTTATGTCTACACCCTACAGTGACGTATTCAATTTGTTTCTTACATCAATTCAAGATTACAGGATAAACAAATTATATAGTCAATCTGTTGAACAAATGGAAAATTATTTAATGCCATTTTTAATTAAAGCTATAACAAATTTTAGAAAATGTAAAACGGACTTGGAAGATAGAGATGATGTAAATAAGGTTTTCAACCAAACATTATCAACAGATGAAAAAGTTATTCTTTCTAATCTTATGATAGTTGAGTGGTTAACAAAAGAAGTGAATGATATATTAAGTCTAAAATTATTTTTGCAGGATACGGACTTTAAGACATATTCCCAGTCTCAAAATTTAAAAGAGAAAAGAGAATTGTTAACCACAATGAAAGATATGGTTGACAAACAGATAACACAATATTCATATAATAATTTTGACTGGTCTAAACTTTAGAAAGGAGTTGGTTTTATGTCATATGAAGCTTATAACGCTTATTTATCCGTAACAAAATCAACTCCTTCAGATATTTATAAAGATGAGTTTCAGGAATTAGTAAACGCAGAGTATGAAAATACAACAACTCTAAAAACTGTATTACACAATGGAAATAGTATTACTGTACGGGTTGTTGGTAAATTTAATGCAGAAACTTTATCAAGACAAAATGGGAATTATCAAAAAATAATATTTAGAACTCCAGATTATGTAGTACATGTTGGCGATATTTTTGAATTTGATAATGCTAAATGGATTTGTACAGATATTTCATCAACAGTTGTATCAAAGTCGTGTACTGTAACAAAGGCAAATAACGAAATAAAGGTATATAAAAACAGTATTTTATACAAAGTGCCTTGTATTGTAGAAGATGCAATACGTTTATATAGTATGGGTATAGATGAAAATAAATATATTATTCAGCCTAGTACTGATATTATTATTCGTGTGCCTAATAATGAAGTTACTGTATTAATTAAACGAGATGAAGTTTATAAAATTGGTTTGAGCAACTATAAAGTCGTAGATGTTTCAGATATAATTAATCCTGGGCTTCTTATATTAAAATGTACATGGTCAGCGGAAGATCAACATTTGCCGAATTATAGTATTAATATATTAAACGGCGACAATGTTCAAGTTAATATAAGTGATAGTTTACAAATAATTTGTGAAGTATTGGATGGAGATACAGTCCTCTCTCCTACCCCACCACTTGTATTTTCTAGCAGTGATGAGACTATTGCAACTATTGATAATAATGGTGTAGTTAGTATATTGGGTATGGGAATAGTTACATTTACGGTATCGTTGAAAAGCGATATAAATATAAAAGATAATATAACTGTTGAATTTGTTGACGTGCTACAACATAATTATGTAGTAACTATTTCAGGTAACACATCAATAGTCAAGGGTAAAACTGCAACGTATACAGCAACATTTACAGACAATGGACAAGTTATTACTGAAACATCCGAATTTTGGCTTACTGCTGATGATGGAGTATCTACAACTACATTAGCAACTATAACAAGTCAAGACCCAGTTGCTAATACCTGCGTAGTAACTGCCGGAAACACATTGGGATATGTAAAGTTGTGGTGTAAGAATACAGCAGGAAATATTGTATCAGAACCATTTAGGATACAAATAAAGAACTTGTTTTAAGGAGGTGGTTTAATGGAGCGGAGTTGTAAATTTAAGCACATAGAAAATAATCTTATCAAATTATTAGAAGTGTTATTATCTAATGAAAACTTTAAAAAATATGTATATTATTTATCAGATGATCCATTAAGCCAACCTACTGTTAATGTAAATTTGTTAGAAACTAATAATATAATTTTGAATTTATTTGACGATAGTATACTTGATGAACAGCGGGTAACTTTATTTATAAATCCATATGAAGGTGACTTACGAAGTCAACCTCTTAGTGATTTGACGTTCACAATTGATATTGTTGTACCATATTCTAAATGGTTATTGAATGGACTAGGGCAAATTCGTGTTTTTCGTATAGCAGATGAAATTGCTAAAGATATTGACCAGAAAAATGTCATGGGGATTGGAGAATGTGAAATTACAAGATTTAGAACTTATAAGGTTAATAATAATTATTCTGGCATGGCTTTATGGATAAAAGTTAATAGTTCTACATTGAAAGGGTTGAGATAGTATGCAGGATATAAAAGAATTCTATATACTATGCGAACCCATTGAAACAAGAATAGGTAAAATAAGGTTTTTTAAAGTTAAAGAATATCTTACATTATTACCATATATACAACTTATATATTTACAAAAAAAAGATATAATGAAATTCATTAAACCAGAATACAAAGAATATTTTGAAAAATTATCTTTATTAGAGATAATTAAATTTTTTAATCATGAAGATTATAATTTATATCAAAGTTTTAAGGATTTATTTAAATTGTGTTTTGATGAAGATGTTTTTGATTTAGTGCAAGACGATAAAGAGTTGCAATATTATCTTGATTTAATAAAAAAAATGAATTGTTTAAACTATGAGAAACCAAGTTCTAATCCAGAAATTGAAAAATTTAATGCTTTCAAAAAGTTTTTTCAAAAGAAAAACAACGATAATGTTGACTTTGAAGCTGTATATACAAGTGTTTGGTTGAGTTCTGGTACGAAGCCAAATGACTTGTATATATATGAAATGTATGCTCTTTTTTATAGAACAGGGCAATTTAAAAATTATAATACTACTACATTATTTGCTACTGTTTCAAAAGATATAAAGATTGAATCGTGGTGTAAGGCAATAGATTTGACAGAGTTAAAAGAAAAGAAAACAAATATAAAAGATTTTGAGAAAAAATCTAAATCTTTATTTAATAATTAATAAGGAGGAATTAGTTTATGAATAACGTTGTTGTACATGACGTTTGTGAAGTAATTGCCATTGATGAAATAAACGATAAAACATATTTTATTGGATTGACTTCAACAAATAATGTAAATCAAACAGTAGAGTCAACTCCTATACGTGGTGGTATTGGAAACAAACGTGTAACAACTATAAATAACAGTAAAGATATAAATTTTGAAGTTACTACCACGTTGCATAATGATGATGTTTATGCTCTTCAAAGTGGTGGATTGTTTAGTGACGAAGCAATAAATGTTTTGAGGTCAGAAACAAAACAGGCTGTAGATAACGCAGGTTCAATTGAAGTTACTATTGATGGTACTCCTGTTGGTGAAGTAACAGTTCTTGATAAAAATGGTAAGGAATTAACAGGTATTTTTGCTACTGGAAAAGTTACTATTACAGAAGGTCAGGCAGGGCAATTTTATACGGTAATATACGAAGAAGCTCAACCTACTGCTAGTGTACTTGATTTGAACGCTGAAGAATTTCCAAAGCCCCATAAAGTACAATTACATACTATATGTTATGACCCTAATACAGAAGAAATTGTGGCTGACTTGTATTGGATATTTGATAAAGCAAGACCAGATGGTAATTTAAGTGCTGCATATACAGCAGGTGAGAACCAACAGGATACAATTACATTCAATTGTGAAGTTCCAATTGGTTCAAAATCTTACGGTAAGTATGTAGTTGTGCCTAGAACAGTTTAGTATTTGACAAAATAATAAAATAATATTATAATTATATTAGGGATAGTTAATAATTGTGAGTCGACACATGATTATTAATGACAAGTGGTACTTCCGAATACCACTTCCCTAATTTATAATTTTTCGGAGTGTATTACTATCGGAGGTAATTCAAATGTTACTAACTAAAACAGTAAAAGTTAAATGGAATAAAAATCCAAAATATAGACAATGGTATATAGATAAAGGGTATATATATAATGGAAAATGTTTAAGTGAATTTGAAGTTAATGTTGAGGATTTACCACCACAAAGCACACACGTTGTTAAAGTTTTGTGTGATTATTGCAAAGAAACAATTGTAGAAAAACCTTATTATAGATATATTAATGAAAATAAAGTAACTTTTAAGGATTGTTGTGGAAATCCAATTTGTCAGAATAAAAAACGAGAAGAAACTATGATAAATTTATATGGTGTAAGAAACGCACAGGAACTTGAAGAAACAAAAATAAAAACACAAAAAACAAATTTAGAAAAATATGGTTGTGTAAATGTCTTTCAAAGCCAGTCGTTTCGGTTAAAACAAAAAGAAACATTGCAGAAAAAATATGGTGTTGATAATGTTTCCCAAATTGAGTTTGTAAAAAAGAAGAAAATGGAAAAAGCATTAAAAAAATATGGGGTTAAATATACCTTACAATCTAAAGCAATAAGAAAAAGAATTGCTGAAACTAATATTAAAAAATATGGATTTAAAACTCCTAATCAAAATGAAATAATAAAAAAGAAGGCTTTAAAAGCGTTAATTAATTCAAAATATAAAAATGGAACTGCTCCATATAGTAGACAGCAAAAATATTTACAAATAATACTTAATGGCGAGCTAAATTATCCTTTTAATAATAAATGCTGGATAGATATAGCTTTACCAGAAGAAAAATTGGCTATTGAATATCATGGTTCAGGTCATAATTTAAGTGTTGTGTTAGGGCAAACCACACAAGAAGAATTTGACAGAAAAGAGATGAAAAGAAATTATTTGTTACTATCGTCAGGATGGGAAATAATTATTATTAAGTCCGATTGTGATTACTTGCCTTCTGATAATGTAATATTTAATCTTGTAGAATTAGCAAAAAGTTATTTTAATACTGGTCATTCATGGATTAAGTATGATATTGATAATTCTAAAATAATAACTTCTCAATTTGAAAAATATTTTGATTTTGGTGAACTTCGCAAAATTAAAAAAGATGATATACAAAATGTTATGTGCATTTAAATATAAAATTATTAATATAAAATTTAGGGTAGTGGAATACTCTTCTCTACCCTATCTTATTTTTTTTAAAGAAGGTGTTAGTATTAATATAATAAAATTAGTAATAGACAATGATACACTTCAAAAATACAATTCTCACTATTTCAAAAAATATCCCAAGAGAAAGAAAATACCTATCAATAAACCAATACCTCCTTCTCTTAATCAATGGATGATAATGCCAAGGCATCAAATGAACGCAGAAAAACAAAAATGGAAAGAATTTGGAGAATGGTTGGTTTCGTATTATGGCTATCAAAACATGCAAATTAATAAGTGCGATATAGTTATTACTTATTATTTTGATTCTAATCGTAGACACGATTCTGATAATTATACCCCAAAAAATTTATTTGATGCGTTTATTGCTTCTGGATTGTTGGTTGATGATGATTTTAATCATGTGCAATCTTTGACTATAAAAGGAGATTATTGCAAGGGAGACCCCAAAACAGTGATTGAAATTATATACTAAGATAATTGGTTATTTTATCAATAGAATAAATTTGGAGATATTATGTATAATAATATTGAGCGTAAGGCGTCTTAAGCTAATAATGATTGAGACGTAAGGGCAAAGTGGAGCATCTCATTAAACGAGGTGCTCTTTTAATTTATAAAAATAGAGGTGATTCGATGCCAATACAACAAGACCATCACCGCCAAAACCTCCTGCTAAAAGAATATCTGAACAAATATTTCTCCCCGGACAAGATAGAAGAACTTGTCGGGGAGTTTTCATTTTCAGAGATTCGCAAGCTGCTTGGCGAGATGGATATAGAATTACATAAGTTGTTTCATTCTATTTATGGGTGTAAAAATTTTGATAAAAAGGAGATTTGATTGAATATGAGTGAAAATAGAATTAATGTAATTGATATTATTGAAAAAATAAAAAACGGTAATGACAATGCTTTTGATGGGATTCAAATAAAAGATTATTTACCAATTTCAACCAAAAGATTGATGTGTGAAGAAATTGCAAAAAACAGTATTGTTGAACAAAATGGTATGAAAATAAAAGATAGTATTGCATATGGGATTGCTTTCGATTTAATTATTACGTCTTTTTATAGCAATGTAGATATTGATGAACATTATGATGAAGCGTGTGAATATAAGATTATTGATTTTATAAAAGAAAACATGAATCAGAATGAACGTGATTTTATTTCTGAACATTCGTATCATATGATAAGAAATGAACTTGAAATTCATAATTCTTTGGTTGGTGTAATCAACAGAAATTTGACTAATTTTATAAATATCATAGAAAAGAATACGAGTCCAAAAGCAATTAAGAGTATTCTTAAAGAAGCACAGAAATTAGATTTAAATAAATTACCAATGATTAAACAGTTGGTTGAAACATTGGATGGAAATGTAGTGAAGTAATATGAATGATAGAGTATTTTAGAAGGTAAAAATAATGTCAATGGGTAGGTGGCTTCTCACCTACCCTATTGTTTGGAGATGATTTTATGCCAAATTTTAGTAGTGTAAAAGAATTGGAAAAATATTTACAAAATGCAATAAACAAATCATTAGACAAAGAAGTAGCAAAAGCAGTAAAAGAACAAATACAGATTGCGGTTGATGAAGTTGTTTATCAATCTGGAACTCCAGTAAAATACGAACGTAGAGGCGGAAATATTTATGGTGGTATGGGAAATCCAATAGGTACTGGAAGTTTGTCTGATATTAATGAAATGAATCATATTGTAAACAATGGACAATTAATAGTTACAGATGATGCAAAGAGAAATGAAAATTACAAATTTGCAGGAATAGGATATGATACTGATAAAAGTTTAACAGAAAATATTGTAGAAGGATATGGAAATAAATCATATTGGTATAATAAACCAAGAGATTTTATTGAAAAAGCAAAAGAAAATTTAAGACAAGACAAATATCATGTTGAAGCATTAAAAGAAGGGTTAGAAAGACAAGGGTTCAACGTTCGATAAAATAGTGATTTGATTGTAATGGGTAGAGTTAACATCCTCTACCCTATTTGATTTTGAAAATAACTTCTGTTGACATAGATATTTTCTTATAAAGGTGGTGAGAAACAATGGGTAAAATTGCTGATAAATCTATAGAAGTAACAGAAGAAATGTGGTTACAATGTAATGAATTTAATCGCAATATAATAAATGAATATTTAGATAGTTCTGTGCATCTTAGTCCTAAAAGTTATATCCAATATAAATCTGCTTTAAGAATATTTGCATATTGGATAAAACAGTATTGTAATGATAAAAAGGTAACTGATATAAAAAGTAGAGACTATTTAAGATACCAAAATTGGTTAGCTAATAATGGCGTGTCGGAATCCACAATTAAACTTAAAAGATCTGCGGTGAGTAACTTAAATAACTATATCATGATATATTACGAAGATGAATATCCTACTTTTAGAAATTATATAAATAAATCTATTAAAGTACCTGTAACAGGTGCAGTACATAAAAAAGAACCACTTACTCCTAACGAATATAGATATTTGTGCGATGAATTAGAGAAACGTGAGGAATGGCAAAAACTAGCTTATCTCAAGTTTTCTTATATTACTGGTTGTAGACGAGAAGAAGCAAGATTGTTGCTTAAAGAAGTTGTAAATTACGAACCTATAATAAAAAAAGTTAAAATGAAGGATTCCAAAGGGAATGAAGTTGAAGTAGAAGTAAAAAAATATAAAACTCATGATATAAGGTGCAAAGGCAGAGGAAAAGTAGGTAAAGTTAGAAAATTAGAATTTAATGAAGAAGCAATGGAAGTACTTAAGAAATGGCTAGAAGTACGTGGTGAAGATGATTGTCCTTATATGTTTGTTGCAAAATATGGCGGTAAGATTAATCAAGTCTCCCCTAATACATTCAATCAATGGTGTAGTGGATTATTTACAGAAATTGTTGGGCGTAGAGTCCATCCTCATTTATTCAGAGAATCTCGTGCAACTAATCTTGTAGTACATTCAGGTAAAGACTTAGAGGTCGCAAGGCGTTTGCTTGGGCATGAATCGTCTGATACTACTAAAATATATGTGATACGAGAAGATACTGATGATGCTGATGAAGCATTTATAGATTAATTAATTATGAAAGGATGGTAAGATATGAACGAATGTTTTTTAAGCAATGAACAAATAAATGAACTGGAAAATGTAATCAGAAAAATAGTTAGAGAAGAAATTTTATCAAGCAACATTAACAATATAAATCTAACAATAACTATTGACCCACTTGAACCTCTCCACCTTCTAAGCGAAGCGTAAGGTGGAGATTCTCGCTTCATCAACCTCGTACCCTACTATCTCCACGAGCCTCACATCGGGTCGTTCCAACCCTAGTTTATATTAAGCTGTTAAGCCTAATTCTTTTAACCCTTGATTGAGTATATTTATTGCAGCATTATTATCTCTATCATGTTTAGTACCACATTCAGGACATACCCATTTTCTTACATTTAAGTCTTTTATATCTACATTTTTATACCCACAAACATTACATGTTTGACTTGAAGCATAGAATCTATTTATCTTATAATATATCCTTCCATACCAATTTGCTTTATACTCAATCATCCTACAAAATTCAGACCAAGAAACATCATTTATTGCTTTTGCTAATCTATGATTCTGAACCATACCTTTTACATTCAAATCTTCACTAATAATCAGTTGGTTTTCCTGAATTATACGTGTAGATAATTTCTGTAAAAAGTCAGTTCTTATATTTCTTATTTTTTCATGTAACTTAGCAATCTTCTTAGAATGTTTCTTGTATCTGTTACTGCCTATCTTTTTTCTTGATAATTGACGTTGAAGTTTGATAAGTTTCTTTTCATATTGTTTTAGTATTTTAGGATTATTAACTACTTCACCATCTGATGTAATTAAATAATCTTTAACCCCCAAATCAAATCCTATAGCATTATTCTTCTTTGGTAATTCTTGTATTTCTTCTTCGACTAATGCTGATAGGAAATATTTATCTGTATTAGTTTTAGATATAGTACAAGAAGTAATTTTACCATCAAAACTTCTACTATTAGCAAATTTAACTAACCCAAGTTTAGGTAACTTTATTTTATTACCTTTGATTTCAATGTTATTATTTACATTTTGTGTTCTATATGACTGTTTAGGATTCTTTTTAGTTTTAAACTTCGGAAATCCTACTTCTTTTTCACCATTTTTTATACGTCTAAAAAAGTTTTGATAAGCAGCATCTAAATCCTTCAATGTTTGCTGTAGGGAAATACTATCAACTTCTTTGAGCCATTCATATTGATTTTTAAGATTTTTTAAATCATTAGCACAAGCAGTATAATTTATTGATTTTTGCTCATTTTTATATAATTCTATTTTCTTTGTTAAATAGTAATTATATACAAACCTACAGCAACCTATGGTTTTATTGATTAGTTCTGCTTGTGCTTTATTAGGGTATATTCTGTATTTATAGGCTCTTAATATTGTTTTCAAGTATTTCACCTACCTTTCTTATTTTATTATAATATTATATTTATATTTTGTCAAGCCCCAATTCATACTATCATTATACATTTTTGGTTGTAAAAGTCAAGTATTAAAATAATAAAAATAACTTATTTTTTGTGTTTATACGAGGGGAGATTATCTCCCCTCCCCTACTGCAACGAAAAGAAGGGAGATGAAATGAATGGCTGATAAAATACAAATTCTTATAGAAGCTATATTAAAAAAAACTACAGAACAAGAATTAGAAAATGAGTTAAGAAAGATAGAAAAAAATTTAAAGCCTTTAAAAGTTGATGTTGATACTAATGCTGAAGCACAAGTAAAATTATATAAATCTTTGCAAAAAATTTATAAAGAAGAAGAAAAACAAAGATTATATCAAGAAAAACTATCTCAAAAAGCCTTGGCTGATAAAGAGAAGATATTGCAATATGAACAAAAAGTTCGTATGGCGATTGAAGAACAAAAAAGAAAAGAAGAAGAATTAAACAAAAAGATTCAAGAGAGAATAGCAATATATAAACAAGAAGCAGAAGCTAAATTATCAAATTTAAAAGTGAGATATGGAAATCTAACCGAAAAACCCAGTATTCAATCGCAAATATCTGAATACCAATCTAAAATTAATAATATAACTCCAGATAATTTTAATATTAAACAATTAAATGCAGATTATAAAACTCTTGAAGCAAATATAAAAGCTTCAAAAAGTGCTTTTGCTGCTGCAAACAGAGATGTACAAAGTTTAGGCGACCAATTTATGTTGGCTTGGAGAAAGATGATGATATGGGCAGGAGCAGGTACACTTATATTTGGATCGATTCGTTCGTTTAAAGATATGGTTCGCATAGTTTCTGAAGTAGACAAGTCTTTAACAGAAATTAATAAAGTATTGGATTTAAACAATGAACAACTTAAAGAATTGGCTATCAATGCTTCTAGTGTAGCTAAAGAATATGGTAAAACGACTACTGAAGTATTAAAAGCTACTGCTGCATTTGCTAAGACTGGTTTGGATAAAGAAACTGCTCAAAACATGGCTAAACTTGCTTTGTTACTTTCTAATGTAGGCGATATGACAATTGAATCTGCGCAAGAAACATTAATTGCTGCGAATGCTGGTTATCAGTTAGGCAATAGTTATCAATCGTTGTTAAGTATAATTGATAAATTCAATGAAATAGCAAACCAAAATGCTACTGAAGTTTCGCAACTGGCAGAAGCGTGGAAAGTTTCTGCTGCTACAGCTAAACAGGCAGGATTAAGTATTGATGAATATACAGCATTAGTTGGTACTGCTCAGTCTGTGACGCAGCGGTCTGGATCAGAAATTGGTAATGCATGGCGTACTATTTTAATGAGAATACAAGGTGTGTCAGATGGTGTTGATACATTAGAAGAAGATGTTTCAAAAGCAGAGCAAGCTTTAAATTCTATAGGTATTGCTGTTAGAAAATCTCCAAATGAATTCCGTCCTGCTATGGAAGTTTTGGAAGAATTTGCAACTAAATATAAAGAACTAGAAGCAAGTGGCAGAACTGTTGAATTAAGTTATGTTACAGAGGCTTTGGCTGGCAAACATAGAGCTAACATACTTAAATCAACACTTCAAAACTTTGATATGGTAAATAAACAAATAAGCGAAGCAATGAATTCGGCTGGTTCGGCAATAAAAGAAAATGAAAGGTATATGGATAGTATTACGCCAAAATCGAAACAGTTAATTGCAGTTTGGGAACAGTTATCACAAACTGTTATAAATTCCGATTGGGTAAAAGGTGCTTTAGATTTATTAATTGCAGGAACAGAAACTATAGATAATGTTATTAGCCAGATTGGTCTTTTAAACACAGCGTTATTGATTGTAATATCAACATTAACTATATTAAGAAGCAAGGCAATTTTTGATTGGATAACATCGCTTGGTAGTTTATTTTTAGAAGCAACAAAAAGCGTTGGAGTTTTTAGTGCAGCAATGCAAGTAGCATCAGCTTCTACCGTAGGATTAAAAACTGCATTATTAGGATTGTTAACTAATCCTGTTGCACTGACAATAGCAGCAGTAGGTGTTATTGTTGGCGGTATTGCATTATGGTCTAATCATCAACAAAAATTAAGAGAAGAACTTGAAATTTCTAAAAAAGTTCAAGAAGAATATAATGCTACGCTCAATGTTACTTCTAAAAGTTATAATGAGTTGTACGAGTCGGCTGTGCAAAGTAGAAAACAAATTGATGCAAATACTGCTTCTTTGATGGGTTCTGTTGGTGTTGCTGAGAAATTAATTGATAGATTAGAAGAACTAGCAACCAAAGAAAATAAATCAACATTTGAAAAACAACAAATGAAACAAATTGTAGATAAATTAAACGAATCTATTCCAAATCTTAATTTGATAATTGATGAAACAACAGGAAAGTTAAATCAAGAAACAAGTGCAGTTCGAAATGCCGTAGGTGCTTATAAAGAATTATTATTTGTTAGGGCTGCAGAAGAAAAAGCAAAAGCCGCTGCTGCAAGAGCATACGAAGCACAACTTAATATTGACAAAGAAAAAGAAAAAGCGTCTAAAATCACATATACTAAAAATGGTACTCCTATTTTTTATAGTGCTAATGAAAATTATAATGAAGTAGTAAGGCAAAATCAAAAGATTATAGATGAAGCAAATAAAGAAATAGAACAGTCGTTTAAAATGGCAGAAGAATATGCTAAAAAATATGGAAATATTGAAAAGAATATTAATAATTCTGTAACTAAAGGTACAAATTTCATTCCAAAGAGTAGTGACTCAAGTTCTAATTCTTCAGAATCTAAGCCTACAGAAATTTACGAAGCCGAAATTAACCAATTTCAACAACTCGAAGATGCTCTTGCTAAAGTTAATTATGAAATTGAACGTAATCAAGCTTTAACTGATATTGCAGAAGATAAAGATAAAATTAATCTTTTATCTAAACGTATTGATTTATATAAAGAAGAACAAAAGATATTGCATCAACTTGCAGAAGCTAGGCGTAATGTTATTCAACAAAATGTTGGAAAACTTCAAGGATTGGGTTTTGATATTTCTTATGACAGAAACGCTAATGAATTAGTCATACGAAATATGGAACGTCTTAAACAATTAAAAGGCAAAGATGCTGAAGCAACTAACAAACTTAGAAAAGAAACAGAAGAATTGATTAAAGAGACACTTTCTCTTAATGATGCTAATAGACAAGCTGGAGTTCAATATATACGGTTAAATAAAGATATTCTGTCTACAACGGATTCGATAAAACAAATAAAAGAAGAACAGAAAAAATATGCAGAGGATTTAATTGAGTCTTATCAAGAGTATCTTCTTTATACTATTGATAAGCAAATTGAAAAATATGAAGAACTTAAAAAATCTGCTCAAGAATCGGCTCAAAAAAGAATAGATGATATTAATGAAGAAATAGAAAAACTAGAAAAAGAAAATGATGAGCTAAAAGAACAAGAGGAACGTGAAAAACGTCTTTCGGAATTAGCAAAACAACGTGAACTAGTTGAAAACATTCAAAAAGAGAAAAATGTTCGTATATTCCAAAATGGTGAATGGATATGGGTTGCAGACCCAAATAAACTTAAAGAAGAAACTGATAAACTTAAAGAAATGGAAGAAGATTATTCACGTTGGGAAGCAGAAAATAGACGACAAAATGAAATCCAAAGATTAAAAGACCAAATAAAATCTATTCAAGACGAATTAAAAGAAGAAGAAAAACGATATGATGAAAAGATTAAAAAATTACAAAATTTTACTAAAAAACACAAAGAAGAAATAGATAAACAAAAATTTCAGGTTACTTCTTATAGTGAATTAGTACAAAGTCTCACTGGAATTGAAGAAGAATCATATAAACAAAGGATAGACTTATTAGATAAATTCGTAAAAGATTATAATGAATTGATGTCAAGTATAAAAACAGAAGTACCTACTGGAAATGTATATAGTAGTAAGTCTAGTGGTAGTAGTGGTGGCGGTAGCAGTAGTAGTAGTTCAAAAGGTGCTACTAGTTATACATCTACGGGGAATGCAAGTGTTGATAGTAAATTAGAACAAATGGTTGAAAACAGTCAAAATTGGCATTTTGCTAACGATGAGGAAAAGAAAGAACTTGAAGAAGAAAATAAAAAACTTGCGGAAGAAATCGCAGAATCTACGGGTGAAAAACCTATTTATGATTCTGATACTGGTAAATGGGATGTATTGAAGTATGATACTGGTGGTGTTGTTGATTATACTGGATTAGCAATGGTACATGGTAGTCCCAATGCAGTTGAAACAGTATTCAACGCAGAGCAAGGCAAAAAACTCTATGATTTTGTTAAAAATTTACCTAATAATATGAATTTCTTAAATGTACGACTACCTCAATTAAATATACCTTTGTTTAAAAACAATGCAACTTCTCAAACTACTGAAAATCATTATCATTTTGAAAACTTAAATATTCAAGCAAATGATCCTAATGAAATGTTTAGAAAACTTAATATGCTTATAGAACAATATACTTAAAATTTAAGGGAGGTATTAAAATGGCAATTTTAAAGCCTGTCAATATCTCCCCTTCTAATATTTCTGTGGATGCTACACAAGAAATTGTAGTTTCATGGAAAAATTATGGGGACAGGCAATATGCTTATCAAGTAAAAATATATAAAAATATAGATAATTCTTTAATATTAGATAGTGGTAAAATAATATCATTTAACAATTTTCATGTAATAAATGCAAATACATTGACTAATGGTATACAGTATAAATATCAAATTACAGTATGGAATCAAATAAATGAAACTGCAACATCAGATTGGATACTTTTTAAATGTTCGAGTACACCTGTTTGTAGTTTTACTAATCTTTCAGCAACTATATTAAATTCATCTTATGTATTTCAGGGTTCTTATACTCAAGTAGAAAATATACCGATTAAATCTTGGCAAATGATTTTATATAATTCTTATGATGAAATTATAGGTACTTCTCCAATAACCTATTCAAGTATTATTGAGTATGAATTTGCAGGATTTAGCAATGAAAGAGGTTACAAAATTGAATTACAAGCATATTCGCAAGATAATTTATTAGGAACTACAGGCAAAATCCCTTTTCATGTAAGATATGAAGTGCCTAAAACAGCATTAGCATTACAGGCAACAAAAATAGAAGAATTGGCTGCAACAAGGCTTCAATGGAATGTAGTGCAAATTATAGGTAAATCAGATAGTAGTACGTTTGTAAGTAATGAAAAAATAGATGTAAGAAACAATAAAAAGGTTTATTTTGATAAAGGGTTTAATATAAGTAATAATTTTACATTAAAATTGTGGATTGAATCGGTAACTAATTATAATTTTAATATATTACCTTCTACTCAAATTGTAAGCTATAATGTACCATTATCAGACACTACTCTTATTTGGTTAGAGAATTCATCGCAATCTACACAATTACCAATGCAAGTTGTAGTTAGTAGAGGAGCACCGCCTACAAGTAATTTTTTATGGATAGAAGATATAAATTTTGCTACACCAAAAACTTTAAGTATTTTAACAGATATTTATGCTCCTGCTAATACTAATAATTTATGGATTGATTTACTTGGTGGAATGGAAGAAAATTTAAAAATATTAAAAATGCAAAATAATAATGGCGAATTTATATCTTTACTATATTTTAATAATAAATTTTATTTGTATAAAAATAATGAATTAGTAACAAGTCTTTCAATTAGTAGTGGTAAGTATTATTTATATATTCAGCAAATTAACGATACTTTAACATTTCATGCAGAATCTATAGCATAAGAGGTGATAAAATGGGCGTCAGTAATATTAATTATATAGAATTAAAAAATTGTATTGTTGATGAGATACATCTTCGTGAAAATGTTTATAATATAAATTTATCATCTACTAAGGAAGATTGGCAACTTGATACTTTTTTATTAGCGAAATTTCAAAATAGTTTAGAAGCAGGTAATATTTCGTTAGGTGGATTACCTATAGATGGATTTAGAGTACGAAGACGTAGAATTGACACTACAAAACTGCAAGATTTAGGCGTAACTTCGTTAAGTCAAGAAGGTAAATTTTATTTTATTGATACTGGAGTAAAATCTGGTGTAACTTATGAATATCAAGTATCCCCAGTATCAGGCAATATTGAAAGACAACCTTTCTTAATTCAAATTGCCATAGATTTTGATTACTGGTGGATTTCTGATGCAACTTATACTACTAATGAATCATATCCTCTTTTTGCAAATATAGAAGTTTCAGATATAACAATAAATAAGCAAAGACATGTTTATGATGATACATTTAATGAATATCCAATAGCGTCTTATGGAAATCAAAAATATAAAAGTGGAATAATAACTGCTTTACTTATTGATAGTTTTATGGAAGTTAGCATTAACTATAGACAGAAGGTAATTGATTTTATAAATAACGGTAAACCAAAATATTTAAGAACTAATGAAGGTGACATTTGGTTAGTTGATACTCATACTTGTTCTTATAAACCATTTACAAATTTAATCGAACCATTATCGAGTATTACGTTTTCCTTCATGGAAGTTGGTGAAGCCGAATGAATGAAGATAATATTATAAACGCTAATTTTAAAAAATATATTTATAAAATTGAATGGTTAACTCCACAAGAAGAAGTGATTGGTGATGTCATTGGTGATATAATTAGTGGTTCTGCTAATTTTGATGCTACAAATAACAATCGTAGAAGTGTAAGTTTGACATTAAGAAATTTAGACAAACAATATATTCCTTCTCCTACTTCTAAAATGTGGATTAACAACAAATTCAGACTTTTATGCGGATACGAATATAATGGTGAACAAATATTATATAATCAAGGTATATATGTATTAGGTAATCCTTCTTTATTATCCACTCCAACACAAAAAGAGGTTACTATTGAAGGATTGGACAAGTGGGTATTATTAGATGGCACTATTGCAGGTACGTTGGCTAATAAATATATAATTAATGTTGATACAAGAATAGATGAAGTGGTTAAATCTATTATTACAGATTTAATTGGTGAAACAAAATACATTATTGATGAATGTAGTGTATTAACTCCATATACAATAGAAAAACCAGCAGGTGATACAATAGCCGATATGTTGTTAGAACTTGCAAATATGGTTTCTTATTCGGTTTATTATAATGAAGAAGGATATTTATGTTTTAAAAATCCACTTAAACCTGAAGATTATGCAATTACTCCACCTGTTTGGCAATATACAACATCTGGATTATATCTACAAAGTACAAGAGAATTGAATTGGAATGATATTAAAAATTCTATAATGGTATACGGCATGACGGAAAATGGCTATCAATATACAGCAACAGCAAAAGATTTAACTGGAAGTGAATTATCTATAGATAAAATTGGTGAAAGAGTTAAAGTAATTGAAGATGATAATATTTACAGCGATGATTTATGTCAACAAAGGGCAAATTATGAATTACAGCAAAGTATAATGGCACAAGAAACAGTAAATATAACAAGTATTCCTAATTTTAAATTAAAGTTAGATGATGTAATTAATGTTGAAGATGAAAATAACGGTACTACAGGAAATTATGTAATTCGTAATATTTCTTATGATTTAAGCTATCGTTCTACTATGAATATAGGTGTTTGGGCAATTAGAAATATAGGATAAGGCAGGTGGTAAAATGCCTAATGATATAAACGAAATGAAAAAATTCGTTAACAATGTAAAGAAATTGGTAGAAAAAAAAGTTAATAATGCTAAAACAGATACAAGTAAAAAAGCCATTGTGCAATCTTTAAATGAAGATGGCACTGCAAACATAATTATAAATGGTGAAGTTTATAATAATGTAAAAATTCGTGCTGGATTACAACCTCAAATTAATGAGGTTGTTTTAGTTTCTATACCAAATAACAATACTAAAGATATGTTTATAGATTTAGCTTCTTCTACATCAACTTCTGGTGGAGAAACTAATCATACACATTCTAATTTATCAATATTGGAAACTATTACTCAAGCATTAATAGATGCTTGGAATAGTGCAGTTGCTCATATATCAGATGCTATTAAGCATATCACAAGTGACGAGAGAAATCTTTGGAACACAGTTGTAAATAAAGTTGATAAAATTGAAGGCAAAGGATTATCAACAGAAGATTACACAACTGAAGAAAAGAATAAATTAGCTGGCATTGCAAGTGGCGCAGAAGTAAATCAAAATGCCTTTTCTAATATTAAAGTTGGAAGTTCTACAATATCAGCAGATTCTAAGACTGATACTCTTGAAATAGCGGCTGGTACAGGTATTACTATTACTACTGATACAATAAATGATAAAATAACTATTAACGGTGTAAATCAATATACTCATCCAAATCATACAGGAGATGTAACTTCTATAGGTGATGGTGTAACAACTATTTCTAATAATGTTGTGACTAATGCAAAATTGGCTGATATGGCAAGTAATACAGTTAAAGGTAGAAAGTCTAGTGGCACTGGCGATCCTGAAGATATTAGTATTTCAGACTTAAAATCCATGTTAGCACTCAATAATGTAACTAATGAAACTCAAATTCCTTTATCTCAAAAAGGTGTGGCTAATGGAGTTGCAGAGTTGGATGCTAGTGGCAAAGTACCTTCAAGTCAATTACCTTCATATGTTGACGATGTACTTGAATATGTAAATTTATCATCCTTCCCTACTACTGGTGAAACTGGGAAGATATATATAGCACAAGATACCAATAAAACGTATAGATGGAGTGGTGGTGCGTATGTAGAAATAAGTGCTTCACTTGCACTTGGAGAAACATCTTCTACTGCTTATCGTGGAGATAGAGGTAAAGTTGCTTATGACCATAGTCAAAGTTTACATGCTCCTGTAGATGCTCAAAAAAATAGCGATATAACAAAAGCCGAAATAGAAGCTAAACTTACTGGTACTATTAGTACTCATAGTCATACTCTTGCAGGTTTATCAGAAAAAAATTATTCGTCATTGGTTGGTAGACCAGCCGATGATGATTTTCATACACTTACAGCATTGCTTGACTCCGCAAATGATGATGAATTAGTAATTTATGATGTTTCTGATAGTAGTTATAAAAAAATTACAAGAGAAAATTTACTTGCAGGTTTATTAAGTAGTAGTCAATTTGTTTTTATTAGAAAAAAAGAAGAATTTACAGCAACAGAAGGTCAGACAGTATTTAATCTTACTCAAGGTTCATATGAAGTAGGAACTGGCAGAATTGATGTATATATTTGGGGTAATAAACAACCACCTAGTGCATATACTGAAACTTCTTCTACAAATATAACTTTAGCTAATGGAGTTGAAGCAGGTACAAAGGTTTTGATTGAGTATATACAGATTGCTAATGTAATGGATTATATTCATGCACAAAATCATAAAATTGGTGGTAGTGACCCATTAACTCCTGCTGATATTGGTGCTTCTGCCATTGGTCATAATCATGTTTCAACTGAAATATTAGACTTTACAGAAGCAGTTCAAGATGCTGTAGGTGTTGCATTAACAGATACATCAACTATAGATTTTACTTATGATGATACTAATAATCAAATAAAAGCAGATGTAAAACCAAATTCAAGTAATCAAAAAGTAGCAATATCTAAAAATAGTGTAACACCAACTGGAACAAGAAAACAGATAAATTTTAAAGATGGCACAAATATAAGTATAAGCGTTGCTGATAATGCTACTAATGATGCAGTAGATGTGACTATAACAAATACTTATACACATCCTACAGGTGACGGAAATTTGCATGTACCTGCAACTGGAACAACTAATAATAATAAAGTTTTGAAGGCAGGTTCTACAGCAGGTAGTTTATCTTGGGGTAATGTTGATTGGAGTGAATTAACAAACAAACCTAGTTCTTCTGTTTCTAGTATAGATAATGCTGTAACTAATAGTCATACTCATAGTAATAAAGCATTATTGGAAACTATTACTCAAGCATTAATAGATGCTTGGAATAGTGCAGTTGCTCATATATCAGATGCTATTAAGCATATCACAAGTGACGAGAGAAATCTTTGGAACACAGTTGTAAATAAAGTTGATAAAATTGAAGGCAAAGGATTATCAACAGAAGATTACACAACTGAAGAAAAGAATAAATTAGCTGGCATTGCAAGTGGCGCAGAAGTAAATCAAAATGCCTTTTCTAATATTAAAGTTGGAAGTTCTACAATATCAGCAGATTCTAAGACTGATACTCTTGAAATAGCGGCTGGTACAGGTATTACTATTACTACTGATACAATAAATGATAAAATAACTATTAACGGTGTAAATCAATATACTCATCCAAATCATACAGGAGATGTAACTTCTATAGGTGATGGTGTAACAACTATTTCTAATAATGTTGTGACTAATGCAAAATTGGCTGATATGGCAAGTAATACAGTTAAAGGTAGAAAGTCTAGTGGCACTGGCGATCCTGAAGATATTAGTATTTCAGACTTAAAATCCATGTTAGCACTCAATAATGTAACTAATGAAACTCAAATTCCTTTATCTCAAAAAGGTGTGGCTAATGGAGTTGCAGAGTTGGATGCTAGTGGCAAAGTACCTTCAAGTCAATTACCTTCATATGTTGACGATGTACTTGAATATGTAAATTTATCATCCTTCCCTACTACTGGTGAAACTGGGAAGATATATATAGCACAAGATACCAATAAAACGTATAGATGGAGTGGTGGTGCGTATGTAGAAATAAGTGCTTCACTTGCACTTGGAGAAACATCTTCTACTGCTTATCGTGGAGATAGAGGTAAAGTTGCTTATGACCATAGTCAAAGTTTACATGCTCCTGTAGATGCTCAAAAAAATAGCGATATAACAAAAGCCGAAATAGAAGCTAAACTTACTGGTACTATTAGTACTCATAGTCATACTCTTGCAGGTTTATCAGAAAAAAATTATTCGTCATTGGTTGGTAGACCAGCCGATGATGATTTTCATACACTTACAGCATTGCTTGACTCCGCAAATGATGATGAATTAGTAATTTATGATGTTTCTGATAGTAGTTATAAAAAAATTACAAGAGAAAATTTACTTGCAGGTTTATTAAGTAGTAGTCAATTTGTTTTTATTAGAAAAAAAGAAGAATTTACAGCAACAGAAGGTCAGACAGTATTTAATCTTACTCAAGGTTCATATGAAGTAGGAACTGGCAGAATTGATGTATATATTTGGGGTAATAAACAACCACCTAGTGCATATACTGAAACTTCTTCTACAAATATAACTTTAGCTAATGGAGTTGAAGCAGGTACAAAGGTTTTGATTGAGTATATACAGATTGCTAATGTAATGGATTATATTCATGCACAAAATCATAAAATTGGTGGTAGTGACCCATTAACTCCTGCTGATATTGGTGCTTCTGCCATTGGTCATAATCATGTTTCAACTGAAATATTAGACTTTACAGAAGCAGTTCAAGATGCTGTAGGTGTTGCATTAACAGATACATCAACTATAGATTTTACTTATGATGATACTAATAATCAAATAAAAGCAGATGTAAAACCAAATTCAAGTAATCAAAAAGTAGCAATATCTAAAAATAGTGTAACACCAACTGGAACAAGAAAACAGATAAATTTTAAAGATGGCACAAATATAAGTATAAGCGTTGCTGATAATGCTACTAATGATGCAGTAGATGTGACTATAACAAATACTTATACACATCCTACAGGTGACGGAAATTTGCATGTACCTGCAACTGGAACAACTAATAATAATAAAGTTTTGAAGGCAGGTTCTACAGCAGGTAGTTTATCTTGGGGTAATGTTGATTGGAGTGAATTAACAAACAAACCTAGTTCTTCTGTTTCTAGTATAGATAATGCTGTAACTAATAGTCATACTCATAGTAATAAAGCATTATTGGATACTTATACTCAAACCGAAGCAAATTTAGCAGATGCAGTAAGTAAAAAACATGCTCAAAATACCGACAATACACTTACCAGTTCAAGTTCTAACACAATAAACACTACTGGAACAGGAAATATTGTAGATTTTAAAGTCAACAATACAACAAAATCTTCAATAGATAATAATGGTAATTTTACAGGCAAGAGTGCATCTGCTGATAAATTAACTACAGCAAGAACAATAACTCTGACAGGCGATGTAACTGGTAGTGCTTCATTTGATGGAAGTGCTAATATTTCTATTAGTGCTACTGTAGCTGATGATAGTCATAACCATGTGATAAGTAATATAGATAATCTTCAAACAATATTAGATTCAAAAGCACCACTTGTATCCCCTGCCTTCACAGGTACACCTACTGCTCCTACTGCTCCCAACGGAACAAATACTAACCAAATAGCTACTACTGCATTTGTACAAAACGCTTTAAGTGCTGGCGGTTACGGAGATATGCTACGTAGCCAGTATGATACTGATAGTGATGGAATTGTAGATAGAGCAGAAACAGCAGATAAATTAACAACAGCAAGAACTATATCATTAAGTGGAGATGTTACAGGTTCAACTAGTTTTGATGGGTCGAGTAATATTAGTATTAATGCCACTGTAGCTGATGATAGTCATAAGCACACTTCAATTAATTACAAAGATACACGCAGTATAAATCATAATGGTTTTGGTTACAAAGGTATATCAATGCATTTAAAATATAATACAACAGATGGCTTAAACGATGGAGGAACATATCATGGTGTATTACATTTAACACAATGGGTTGACATTAGTGGTGGAAAATCTCATCAATTAGGATTTACAGATAATGGGAATATATGGTATAGAAACTGGAATGGGAGCGCATGGAGTTCATGGGTAAAAATTGCTAAAGTGACTGACATTACAGTGCCAGTTGGTACTACTCCACCTTCAAACCCATCTGTAGGTTCTTTATGGATAGATACAAATGGTTAACTTTAAAAAATATTAATATAAAATTTTAGTTTTATCAAAACATCTCCTGTTTGTTTTTATAGTGCTGGAGATGTTTTGTTTTGGAAATAAAAAAAGAAACAACTAAAGGAGATGATGCTTTTTATGGCTAAAATGAAATATTGGAACGGCACAACATGGGAAGTGTTAGACGCTAAAAATGCTGATACAGTGGATGGCAAGCGTGCTGATGCTGCTGCCACAGCTAATACTGTGATAGTACGTGACGCAAACGGACGAGCAAAAGTAGCAGCGCCTAGTGCAAGTGATGATATTGCGAGAAAGGCAGAGGTGGATACACATGCGGCCTTGACATCTGCTCACGGGGCTACATCAGCAGCCACAGCCAACACCATCATCATGCGTGACGCAAGCGGACGAGCAAAAGTAGCAGCGCCTAGTGCAAGTGATGATATTGCAAGGAAGGCAGAGGTGG